GGAAGTTCAAGGAGGTTAACGGCTACAGCAAGGACGACATCGAGAGGAAGCGAATGTCGCTGGAGGGAGTGCTGGTGCCGGTGACGGCAAAGTGGAACGAAGACCTGCTGACCTCGGCGGGGTTCTCTCAGGTCGAGTGCTTTTGGCGAGTCTTGAACTTCGCCGGGTGGGTGGCAATCAAGGGGAACTAGAATGAGGGTGGTTTCTTGCAGCAAGGGATGGGGAGAGGGAGAGACTCTCAGCATAGATTCTCCGATGCCCTCGATCATCGCCAGAGGTCATGCTGACGGCAATCAAGGTGACTGGCGACTCGTAGCTGAGGAGGGGGAGTTGGTCAGCAGTTCTCCTCTCTCTCTCTCTTGGCAAGTGAGCCGCTAGATAGTCCAGTATTCAAGATCAAGGATGTGAAATGAGGCATTGCAAAATTCTATTGTGTAGAAAGATTCGTTGGGGGATAAGGCGAAAAATTGACCTAATGATGGAGAGGTCTCCTGCGGTTTGTGCTCTTGGGATATATGGAGTTGATCATCGCAGTTATTGGTTGGAGTCCGACGATGGCTCTCCAGTTCCGCTGCCCCCCCCGTCGCTCTTGGTCAACGAGCCTGAGGACAGTCCTGTGTTCTTTCACAAGGAGGACTGACGATGCAGTGGCAATACAAGTGCTCTTGCTGCGGAGAGCCGATCAAGGCGGGCGAGGAAATCTTCGACTCGGAGGTCGAGGGCTTCGTCGTCTGCGAGGATTGCGTCAGGGTCGAGCCTGAAACCATTGACACCATCTGGGGAACGATGCCAGTGGGAGGAGAGAGCTAGTGCCCAAGTTTCCCGACGATCTCCCGCACAAGATCAGGACTCCCCAAGCAAGACTCCTCGTCGTGCTCTCAGGGGAGGATTGCCCTCCCTTGACCAAGGCTGCGCTTGCCGAGGCAGCAGGGTTCAGCGCGGGAAGCGGGACCATCAACAGCAGCCTCAACGGAGTACCGGAGGGTTCCAGCTCTGGACCGGCTCGACCCGGCTTGCTGGAGATGGGATTCGTCAAGCGCTTCCCTCTTGACATCGACGGAGTCGAGGAGGTGGTGCACGTCATCACCGAGGAGGGCAGAGCGGCCTTGGCGGCCTACATGGAGACTCACGGAGGTCTGCCCAAGATGAGAAGCAAAGAGGCATCCACTAACAGGAGGTATGGTGATGGGAAGGCGAAGGAAGGATGAGGAAGAGAAGTCTGATGCGGGCAAGCCTTGCCGTTGCGGGTCGGGGTATTATTGCCATCGGCACAAGAGGTATGGAACCTCGGAGATGCTGACTCCCAAGCTGGAGAAGGTGTCAAGGGCAAAGCGTCCTTGCAAGGTTGGAAGGAAGACCGGCCCATCGGAGACCAGCTGATGCAGGAGGAGTTCTGACGTGGTTTGGATTGAAATTCGCGACCCGAATTACTATCGCAATGTCTCGCCTCGAACAACTGACGAGCCAATTAAGAAGTGCAGTATAGACGATCCAGCGCCATGTGTGATGGCTAGTGGGATGCGGGGGGCGACTCCCCTACTTGTTAGCAACTCAGGCCCTATTCCAGAAATGCCGGAGATTGCCAGTGCCCCCAATTCCTGAAAGTCTCGAACCTCGAAAGTCCTCTCGACGAAAGAAGGTAGCGCCGCCTCCCAGCAGAGAGGTCTTGTTGCGGTCGGCGCTGGTGCAGGTCTTGCGAGAGCTGGGCCTGCTCAGCAAGGTTGTGCCGACCGACTTAGCCTTGATCGCCTTGGCCAAGGACTTTGCAGAGAAGGGCAAGGGGCTGGTCACCGACGACGGACAGCCGGTCGGCTTCTTGAAGAGAGAGTTCAAATTCTCAGAGTGTCTTGGGTCGCCCTCTCCTCTTGATGAGGAGATTCCGTTCTGATGAGCATCTCTCCTGGAAATACCACGCGAGCCAAGACTGCCAAGCTGAAGAAGAGGATCAGGCAGTTGCTCGGCCATAGATGCATATGGTGCAACACCAACAGAGATGTGCAGATGGCACACGTCAAACCTACGGAATTGAGCGGCAAGAGGTCCATCCACCGAGGGCAGTGGGAGAGGTGCAATGATGTCGTCAAGCACCCGAACTGCTATCGCATGATGTGCAGGAAGCATCATGCATTGTTTGACGCACTGACCGGCGACCTGATGCAAGCGGCTCTGAGAGTCAAAGAGGAGCCAATACCATTCTGAACCTTACACTGGAGTTACCCTCATGCTGATTCGCTATACCATCCCCAAGCGACTGCACCGGGATGCCAGGGTGATGGTCAAGAGGGCCAACGAGATTCTTGAGGAGTACGAGGCTCAGGGATTGGTCTTGACCCTGCGTCAGCTCTACTACCAATTCGTCGCCCGTGGCTTCCTCGGCAACAAGCAGAAGAACTACAAGAAGCTGGGCAGGGTGATCGGAGAGGCCCGATTGATGGGCAGAGTTTCATGGGACTCCATCGAGGATCGCACCCGCAGCCTCAAGCTAGTGGAGCATTTCTCAGGGCCTCAGGATGCCCTTGACAAGCTCTCGCGTTGGTATGCCACAGACCTCTGGGCGGGGCAAAACTATCGACCTGAGGTGTGGATAGAGAAGGATGCCCTGACCGGGGTCATCGAGAAGGTCTGCGACGAGAACGACGTGCCCTACTTCAGCTGCCGTGGTTACACCTCTCTCTCGGAAATGTGGCGGGCATCCGAGAGATTGAAGGGATGGTTGGCGGCAGGGCAGAAGCCGTTCATCATTCACTTCGGCGATCATGATCCCAGCGGGATGGACATGAGCAGGGACATCCTCGCTCGACTCTCAGAGACATTCATGGCTGACTGCTCCTTCGAGAGGGTGGCACTGACGATGGATCAGGTGAGGGAATATGAGCCTCCCCCGAACCCGGCCAAGGTGACCGACAGCCGCTACAAGACCTACAGCGAAGAGTACGGGGAGGAGTCTTGGGAGCTGGATGCCCTGGAGCCGACGAAGTTCCGAGAGTTGATCGAGAGGGCACTACTGCCTCTGCGGGATCAAAAGCAATGGGATGAAGATGTGAAAGAGAGGGAGAGGGTCAGGTTACAGCTTTTGGAGGTAGGCAAAGAGTGGGAAGGGATTCCGCAGAGGAAGAAGGACCTCGCAGCCTCTTTGAAGGAGATTGCAGGACTATCAGCAAAGATGGCAGAGCTTGAGGATTCCTTGAAGAAATCAAGGAAAAAGAGAAAAACTAAGCCTTCTTCTTAATACAATATATATAGGTAATATATAGGTAGGGGGGTGGTTAGCCTCTTCAGGTTAGACCTTTAGATTATCGTGGTAGAGAAGCAAAGGCAATAGCAAAAGGAAAAAATCTTTTCCCTTGCTTTCTTCGGGGAATCGCTTATAGGATAAGGCAAGGAACCTTAGAGGGCTTTGCCATGAGATGTCTTGAAATTCACGAAAGCGAAGTGGTGATGATTCACACCGGACTCTCGGTCAAGGTCGCTGGTTGCATCATCTCCATCGACCGGGGCGAAGGCTCCCAGGTCGCCAAGGTGATGGTGGACTTTCAGGGGCAGACCTCACTCACACTCCCTGAGATTGAGGCGGTGAAGTTTCAGGCTGAACTCTTGAGGACGAGGGCACAGAGGTTCTTCGGCGCAGGTTGGATTGTCGAGGGATGGGACGGAGTGGTTCCGGTGGTTGCTTTGAAAGGGGCCGGATGATGGGAGAGATTCGCAGCAAGTCTCAAGCAGTAAAAATCCTGCGTGCTGAAATCGGAAAGCGCGAGGATCATTACCCTAACTGCGAGTCAAACTTTCAGCAAGACCTTTCAAAATGTGACTGTTATGCCAGGGGAAGAGAAGAGTCTCATCAGGCGCTTGACTTGCTTGAACTTCTTGCAAAGGATCAGTAAGATTCGCTACCAAGAATCTAAGGGGCAAGTCTGAGGTTCGAGAGTAAGGATATGTCTTCAGTACCTTCTTGTTTGAAACCTTGGTCTGGTGAGCGTGATGAGTGGAACGGATTGCTCCCTCAACAGCGCCTTGCCGTCGAAGCATTGTTGGCAAGAGAGGATTTCAACTTCACCGAGGCGTGCAAGACGGCAGGGTATGCCAGTCCCAGTGCTACAGGTGTCCGCCTCTTCAAAATGCCCTTGGTACAGAAGATCATCGGTCGCAGAATCGCTCAGCGCTGCGAGGACCTCGGCCTCGATCCCAAGAGGGCAATCTTGGAGTTGGCCCGCCTCTCCTACCTCGACGCCAGGAAGGTGATCGACCCCGTCTCCGGCACTCTCCTTCATCTCAAAGACATGGACGCCGACGTTGCCGCTTGCATCTCCTCCATCAAGGTGACCAAGCGCCTCATCTCCAAGGCCAAGCAAGACGACCCTGATGGAGCAGATGAAGAGGAGCAGACCACCGAGCTGAAGTTCTGGAGCAAGCCGGCGGCGCTGGAGATGCTCTGCAAGCACCTCGGCATCCTCAAGGAGTTGGCTCCGCAGCTCAACGTCAACATCCTCAACGGGGACTTCTGGGACGGGTTGGCCAAGCAAGTGCAAGCTGCAAACGAGGATTCTGTAGAGAGGCAGTTGGCGGCATCGAAGGTGGCTGCGATAGAGAGGGACACTTCTAAGGAGGAAGAGGTCAAGTGAAGTCCCTCCTCACCGAACTCTCCGATCCTCTCAAGCTGGGCAAGTTCCTCTGGCCCGATGTCAACTTCTACGACAAGCAGCGGGAGATGATTCGCTCTGTGGAAGACAACGTCGAGACTCATGTACCCGCTGCGAATCAGGTGGGCAAGGACTTCGTGGCGGCCTTCATTGCGTTGACTTGGTTCCTGCGCCATCAACCCTGCCGCATCATCACGACTTCTGTCAAGGATGACCACTTGAGAGTCCTCTGGGGAGAGATCGGGCGATTCATCCAGACCTCTGCCTACCCTCTCGACGTTCAATACGGCGGACCTCTGCTCATCAACCACCGAGAGATCAGGAAGATGGTGGGCGGGAAGCGCGACGAGATATCCTACCTCGTAGGTCAAGTTTCGGAGAAGGGTGAGGGCATGGCCGGGCATCACAGTCCTTACAGCTTGGTGATAGGGGACGAGTGTTCGGGCTTGGAGGATGAGGTCTTCATCCAAAGCAGGACTTGGGCCAAGAGATGCCTCTGGTTCGGCAACTGCAATCCGACCGAGAACGAGTTCAGGAAGGCCGTAGATGGCGGAGACATCTTGAACGAAGGGAGGAAGGTGGCATGAGAGCTTCCCCCCTCTACCTGCGCAAGGTCATCACCATCACGGCAGAGGATTCTCCCAACGTCAAGCTGGCCCTCGATCAGAAGTCAAGGGGCCTCGATCCCACCGGAGAGGTCATCCTTCCGGGGGTCTTGACCTGGGAAGAGTATCAACAGCGCCGTCAGCTCTGGGACGAGGAGCGACAGTGCATCGGCCTGGATGCCAAGTTCTACGTCGGGCCGGCGGTGATGCTCTTCCCCTCCGCTTGGTTGCAGAGGGCCAACCAGCGGTGGAGGGAGTTGCCGACGAAGTCTCGCCTGGGAGAGGCGTTGGGAGTAGACAGCGCTCAGGGCGGGGACAACACCAGCTATGCCGTGGTGGATCGGTTGGGGCTGATCGACCTTATCTCCAAGAAGACCAAGGACACCACTGTCATCACAAAAGACGTGAGGGAACTCATCATCCGTCATCGACTTGACCCAGAGCGAGTCTACTTCGACATCGGGGGCGGCGGGCACCAGCACGCGGATCGGCTGCGCAAGGAGGGGTTCAACGTCAAGACGGTGGCGTTCGGCGAGTCATTGACGATGGAGCCCAAGCACGGGATGAGGCTGATGCAGGAGCGCATAGAGAACCGCGAGGAGCGGTACGTGTACGTCAATCGACGCGCACAGCTCTATGGAGAGTTCTCGAATCTCTTGGACCCCTCCTCGGACGCCTTTGCACTGCCGCCGCCGTCGCAGGGGGTGCAGTATGAGCAGCTCCTCTTCCAGCTCTCCAAGATGCCGAAGCTGCTGGATGACAAGGGGCGGTACTGGATGCTGCCTAAGGGTGGTCAGTCAGAGCAGATGAAGAAGAGCAAGCTCACCAAGACCCTGACGCAGATCATCGGGCACAGCCCCGACGAGGCTGACGCGGTGGTGCTGGCAGTCTACGGGATGACCTGCGAGTTCGCGGGGTTCACAGCGGGAGCGGCAGTATGAGTCGGAGCACATTTTGCAACTACTGCAACCGACGGTCACTGGCGCAGTGGCAGCGACCTAACATCGCCTTGCACTCTTTGCTCATCGTGGCTACCTGTGGCGCTTGGCTTCCCGTGTGGTTGCTCGTCATGTTCTGCGGCGGTCGGTGGGTGTGCTCTAACTGCGGCACGAAACAATAGGAGACGTTATGGTCACCAAATCCGACTCCCCTCTCAACGGTGAGTTCAGCCGTCAGAACCTCAAGATGGAGGCGCTGGTGACGAATGCGATCACCTCGCGGATGGACTTGTTCTCGAAGTTTTTCGACCCTCGCCGGTCGATAGCAGACGAGTGCGGGCATCCGAAGAAGGTGAGCGAGATCACCATCGAGCAGTATCAAGACCTCTACGACCTTGACCCGATAGCGGCCAGGGTGGTGGAGTGTCTCGTCAGGGAGTCGTGGCAGGTCAATCCTCTGGTGTTCGAGAAGGAGGCGGCCAAGAAGGTGACGCCTTTCGAGCTGAAGTTTGACCGCGTTTGCAAGCGATTGCGGGGGGAGCGCTCGTGGTTCCTGCCGACTGACGACAGCAATCCGCTCTGGGAGTACGTCAAGCGCGGCGACGAGGTGTCCGGCATCGGCTCCTTCGGGCTGATCCTCCTGGGGTTCAACGACGGCCTGCCTCCCGGAATGCCCATAGGCGGGGCGATGACCGTCAACGAGGCGGGCAGGTATCAGTGTCCGGAGGAGCCTTCCAAGCCTTGCGAGATCAAGGTGCGCAACAAGGCCGGAGAGACGGTCGGCTACACTCCCTCTCTGCGAGAAATCCAGGGGGACGATCCGATAGCCAGGGCAGCCAGCCTCTCACCGCCTGCCCCCAGAGAGGGCGGTATCGACCTGCTCTCGATGCGAGTCTTCCCGGAGTCCTTGGTGCAGATCGCCCAGTTCGAGACCAATCCCAACAGTCCGCGCAAAGGAATGCCGGTGCGTTACTCGATCACCCTCAATGACCCGCGCACCTTCCACGGGGGAGGCGGGCTGGTAGACACCTCGATGCTCTACGTCCACTGGAGCAGGGTGCTGCACCTGGCGGATGACCTCGGCCCTTCGGAGGTGTTCGGCAGGCCGCGCATGCAGCAGGTGCTGCCGCGCATCCTCGACTTGCAGAAGGTCTACGGCGGTGACGCGGAGGCATACTGGAAGAACATGATCGCTCGCATCTTCCTGGAGACGCACCCGACCCTCGGCGGTCAGGTCAAGCTGGACATGGACTCCCTCAAGACGATGATGGAGAACATGGAGAACGGCTTGCAGCGCTGGGCGGCCTTGATGGGCATGAGCGCCAAGACCGTCTCGCCGTCGGTGGTCGATCCCACCTCGCACATCATGGTTCACATCGAGGCCATCTGCATCAAGCTGGGGATTCCCAAGCGAGTGTTCATGGGGTCGGAGCGCGGCGAGCTGGCTTCCTCCCAGGACGACCAAGCGTGGAACGACCGGCTGAAGTTCCGGCAGAATAGTTACATCACCCCACGCATCATCGTTCCCCTCATCGACCGGCTCATCGCAGTCGGGGTACTGCCGGAGCCGCAGGGATACCACGTGCAGTGGCCTGACCTGACCTCGCAGAGCGACCAGGACCGGGCGGCGCTGTTGACGCAGAAGACGCAGGCATACGCCACCTACGTCAGCGGCGGGGTGGAGCAAC